TATTGAAGAACCACGTAAATGGTTTAGGGTATAATGATGGTAAATTAATTGCAGTACCTCAAGGATATATTGAAGATACTAAAGAAGCTTTGGAGGCCTATAAGAAAGAGTATTCCCAATATTGGAATGGTATCTTATCAGGGACTGGTGAGATTACTTTGGAAGAAACAACAGATGATATCAGCGAGTAAAATATTTGTTAACATTTAAATAAACTATGTGTCTAAAACTTTATTGGTAGATGGTGATAACCTTTTTAAGATTGGCTTTCACGGCGTTAAAGAACTTTATAATGATGGGTCTCACATTGGGGGCGTTTATCATTTTATTAATACTATTCGCCGATTCTTGGATGAAGGACAATTAGATAAAGTAGTTGTTTTTTGGGATGGAAATTCAAATTCATCTGTCAGAAAAGAAATTTATCCGCAATATAAAGCGAACAGAAGACAAGATATGAATGATGATAAGTACATCTCATATCTACAACAAAAATCTCGAGTTAAGGATTACCTTGAAGAAGTTTTTGTGAGACAAGTTGAAATGAATAATAATGAGGCTGATGACTTAATTGCATACTATTGCAAGTTAGCAACAAACGAGGAAATTACTATATTCTCAGCTGACAAAGATCTAACCCAATTAATATCCCCCAATGTATCGATATATTCACCGATACATAAATCAATCTATAAGTTTGGGGATAAGATTAAATTTAAAGATATTGAAGTCCCGCACCAAAATGTGCTTCTCTGTAAAGTATTCATGGGAGATAAGTCAGATAATATTGATGGAATACAATCACTTGGTGAAAAAACATTTGTAAAATTCTTTCCTATTGTGCAGGAAAAATCCTGCACTATCGAGGAAATAATGGATAATGCCCGAAATATCCCGCAAGAAAAACCTATAAAAGTATTAACAAATATTTTGACTGGTAAAACAAAAAGCGGTATACTTGGAGAACAATACTACCAAATAAACCAAACGATAGTAGACCTTAGTAAACCACTCATAACTGATGAAGGAAAAGAGTTGGTTGAAACTATCTACCGTGAAACTTTGGATCCCACAGACCGAGGTTATAAGAACTTAATGAAGTACATGATGGAGGATGGGTTATTCAAGTACTTACCTAAGAATGATGAAGCTTGGGTAAATTTTTTGAAACCGTTTATGAAACTTACAAGAAAAGAAAAAAGAAAAATTAAAAACTAAACCAAATGAGAGATCAAGATCAAGTAAAGATGGAATTTTTGTTAACACTCAATGAAAACATTGTTGTTCAAAGATTCTTCAACGTCAGAGGATATAATCCTAAGGCGAGAGTATCTACGGATTTGTATGAGTACATGTATGATGTTAAAGAGATACTCCACAATTACCTAAGGATGAAAACTGTTGTTTACATGTTAGACAACAAAGATGCAATTGCGTATGATGCAAATGTAATGAACACGTCATTTACTGACGGACCTGAGAATTTTCACCTTTATGTGAAGATTGGTGATGAGACAATTTGTCATAGAATTTTTGACGGAAAATTATATCCACCAAAAGTTCGTTATACAGTGGACGTAAGACCATATTTGAAAGATATCCTTTCAAATCTAACTGACATTTTTTCCAAATACGATTTAAATCACGAATATTGTGGAATCGAGTTGGTGTAACAACTATTTATTAATTCAAGGGGGGACAGAGATATTATGCAGAAAAATTTTGACTATTTAGGAAATACATTCCAGGTTCAATTGTTAAACCAAATTATTGTAGATAAAGAGTTTTCAACAACTATCATGGATGTTTTGGAAACCACATATTTTGATAACAAGTATTTTAAGATCATCGCTCAGATGACTAAAGAATACTATCAAAAATACCAAGCTACACCAACGTTTGATACACTTGAGCAAATAGCAAAGTCTGAAATATCACAGGAGTTGGTAGTTAAGATTGTGTTAGACACTCTTAAACAAATTAAAGATGCTCCGTTCGACGGAAGTGTCTTTGTTCAAGAGAAAGCCTTGAAGTTTTGTAAACAACAAGAACTTCAAAAGGCAATGAAAAAAGCCCAAAAGATTATTGATGAAGGTGACTTTGAATCTTATGACAAAGTTGAAGAACTTGTTAGAGAAGCAATCCAAGTTGGGGAAAGAGACCTTGGGACGGGTGATGTATTTGCCAACTTGGAAGTTGTATTAGATGACGACTTTAGATCCCCAATACCTATCGGTATTAAGGGAATTGATAATCTACTTAAGGGTGGGTTAGCTAAGGGTGAGATTGGGGTAATATTAGCACCAACAGGTGTTGGTAAAACTACTATCTTAAGTAAGATCGCTAATACGGCATTTAATTTGGGATTCAATGTACTTCAAATATTTTTTGAAGACAACCCAAAGATCATTCAAAGAAAACACTTCACAATGTGGACGGGAATCGAACCTGATAATTTGGTTCTACACAAAGAAAAAGTCTTTGAAAAAATTCACGAAATTCAAAACTCAATGAAGAATAAGTTGGTTCTAAAAAAATTACCTTCTGATTCATTAACGATGTTACAAATCAAAAATCAATTAAGAAAAATGATTGCTGATGGTAATAAGTTAGACTTAGTTGTTTTGGATTACATTGATTGCGTAATGCCAGAAAAGTCATACGGTGATGAGTGGAAGAGTGAAGGATCGGTTATGAGACATTTTGAGGCCATGTGTCATGAACTTGGACTTGTTGGATGGACAGCCACACAAGGTAATAGATCTTCAATCTCATCTGAGGTTGTAACTACAGACCAAATGGGTGGATCTATTAAGAAAGCACAAGTTGGACACGTAATCATCTCCGTGGCAAAAACACTACAACAGAAGGAATTAAATTTGGCTACCATTGCAATTACCAAATCAAGAATTGGTAAAGATGGTGTTGTATTTGAGAACTGTAAGTTCAATAACGAACTATTGGAAATTGATACTGAGTCTTCAGTAACCTTCTTAGGGTTCGAAGGACAACAGGAACAAAAGAAGAGTGATAGAGTTAAAGAACTCCTTGAAAAAAGAAAACAAAGAGAACAAGGTAAGACGAATTAAATATCTCTTACTTTGAAAAAAAACTTTAAAAAAACAACGAATTTTTTATTAAAAATCGGGACTAATGGTAGTATGGTTTATATTTATCATTTAAAATCCCCGATTTTTTAATAAATTTCATTTAAAACAAATTACAAAAAACATGGACATTTCAAATCGAATCCTATCGGACATTACAGTGTATATGAAATACGCAAAGTATATTCCAGAATTGAAAAGAAGAGAGACTTGGCAAGAGCTAGTAACAAGAAACATGGAGATGCATATTAAAACGTATCCCCAATTAGAAAAAGAAATCCGTGAGAACTACATGTATGTTTACAAGAAACAAGTTCTCCCATCAATGAGATCAATGCAATTCGCAGGAAAACCAATTGAGATATCACCCAACAGAATTTACAACTGTGCATTTGCGCCGGTTGATGATTGGAGAGTATTCTCAGAAATCATGTTCCTTTTATTAGGTGGAACAGGTGTTGGTTATTCAGTACAAAAACATCACGTTGAAGTATTACCTGAAATCAGAAAACCAAACAAAGAGAGAGGAAGAAGATGGTTAGTTGCAGATTCTATTGAAGGATGGGCAGATGCCGTTAAAGTATTGGTTAAGTCTTATTTCTTTGGTGGATCAAAAATCGAATTCGATTTCTCTGACATCAGACCAAAAGGAGCTAGATTAGTTACATCGGGAGGTAAAGCACCTGGTCCTCAACCATTAAAAGAATGTCTTATCAAATTAGAAGGTATTCTTGATTCGAAAGAAGATGGTCAAAAATTGAGACCAATTGAAGTTCATGATATGGTTTGTCATATCGCAGATGCGGTATTGGCGGGTGGTATCAGAAGAGCGGCACTTATCTCATTGTTCTCTGCATCTGATGATGAAATGATCAGTTGTAAGAGTGGGGCTTGGTGGGAAACAAATCCACAAAGA